TAGGGGTATTAAAGTTACTCACCTTCAAAGTGTCCCTATAGTGTAAGGACAACCACAACGATACAGATGCTCAACCAGATTCGCAACTTTGCCCACATGATGAACAATCCTCTGCCCCGTAAGATGTTCTTCCTGCGTAACTTTGCTCCGAATCGTTATACTCAGTTCAAAGACCTGATGTATACTCTGAACACTGATTATCAGTTGGGTCTTATCACTGAAGAGCAGATGGATTCGGCACTCCTTGCGTTCTGATTTCATCCCCTTCATTCACACTAACTAACCACAAATGACTGTTACTTACCAGACCAACATCCTCTCTACTGAGTATAACGGTTGGGAGAATTATGAGACCTGGAATGTTGCTCTGTGGATCAACAATGATGAGGGTTTGTATCACCTAGCAATGGACTGTGGTGATTATGAAACCCTTGTAAATACCCTCTACAATGAGTATGGAGTGCGTGAAACAAAGGACGGGGTTAAGTTCAACGACCCGAAGGTAAATGTCATCCAAATCAATAGTGATGTCTTTGACCTTTGATTAACACATAAGAGCTCACAGTTCTTATACCTTAAGTCCTGGGCATGACTATAAACTAACCACACACAGTTTCTGACACTTTTCTTCTTTATTATGTCCAAGCAAGTTCTCATCTCCCTGCTGTCCAAAGGTAACACTGGTTCTGAGATTCTTTCGATTCTCGATGCACTTACCTCAGAGACAGTGAGTGATACTGAACAGTCGAATGTGCCGACTCTTGATGTAATCGAGTTCTGATGATATTCGGGGAGCATTCTTGACAGTTTGCTCTCCTTATGTTAGACTCTTATTCGTTGTCGTATTCGCAGTTATTTGGGGTCTTATGTGATGTCCCCTGCGGGCGTAACGGGGGGGTCGTATAAAAATCGATAACTACCCTAACCTACAGAGGTGACAATTCGACCTTTAAATATAAGACTCATAAAAATTTTCCGGAGGTATAATGAGACTTTATAAGGTCCGCAGAAGATCCCCATACTGGAACTTTTGGAAGGTTGTCTTTGCGGGGTGGTTGATAAGATATCCGAGGCAATGCTTTACACTGATAGGGTTGCCGATCGGGTTTTTGATTGTTCTCATATATAATGCTGTCGCAAGATGATGTAGGACTCAAAAAAATCCGGAGAAAATTTTTTATGGAAAAGGTTTATCATATCTACGCAAAAGATAAGTGTATTATGCATTCTATCAAGGAAGAAGAGTTTCATACAGCATGGAAAACTCTGAATAATCTTGTAGGTATTATGAAGACCGATTATTCTTCTGAAGATTTGTCTTATGAGGAATTGTATGTGAATAAGGATGCAATTCTAAATTCATCACACTGACAATCTTGACAAGACATATATAGACTGATAAAATTGAGTTTGAAGGTGATTTCAACTTATGGCAAAAGGATTTACTGTAAAAGCAGCAGCACCCAAACCTAAAGAAGCAGATTGGGACTATGCTGCAATTAAAGAACGAATGAAAGGGAAGAGTATTGTATTCTGTCTTCCTGGTCGTGGATGTTCTTTTATTTTTCTGAAAGCATTTGTGCAACTGTGCTTTGACTTAGTACAGAATGGCATGAGTATTCAGATTTCTCAAGATTACTCATCGATGGTTAACTTTGCACGTTGTAAAGTACTTGGTGCAAATGTACTTCGTGGTCCTAAGCAAATTCCTTGGGACGGTAAACTGCAATATGATTATCAACTGTGGATTGATAGTGACATTGTATTTGACACAAATAAATTCTGGCAACTCTGTGATCTTGCTCTGAATGAGGAAGGTGAAGAGAAGGAGATTGTTGCAGGATGGTATGCCACAGAAGATGGGCACACGACTTCAGTGGCTCATTGGTTAGAAGAGGATGATTTCCGTAAGAATGGTGGTGTGATGAATCACGAGACTGTGGAGAGTATCTCGAAACGTCGTAAGCCTTTCACAGTAGACTATACTGGTTTCGGTTGGGTACTGATTAAGAAGGGTGTCTTTGAGAATCTTGAATATCCTTGGTTTGCTCCTAAGATGCAAGTCTTTGAATCTGGTGCAGTACAAGATATGTGTGGAGAAGATGTTTCATTCTGTCTTGATGCAAAAGAAGAAGGATTTGAGATTTGGTGCGACCCACGTATTCGAGTAGGACACGAGAAAACACGAGTAATCTAAATGGCTTTTAATATCTTATATAAAGGACGTAAGATATATACGGACCTCTCTTATGAAGAATGTGTGGAGGTCCTAGATAATCTCTCTCAAGAGTATTATCAAAATGAAAACTATGACATTAATGAAATCGAATTGGAGGAAATCTAATGGCTAAAGGTGGTGGCAACAAAACTGTATTTGAACCAGGAGCACCTAAGAAAACTCGTCAAGGTCGTTCTTCACGTACTTTGTTGAGTGCAACATCTCGTAATGGTCGTAAGAAGCGTTATCGGGGTCAAGGTAAATAATTCATAGAGTTATAAGTCTTGAATGTATTATTTTGATTCTGGTCAAGAGTGGAATTCGATACATCCAGATGACTTATGGGTTTATAATAAACTACTTCTAAATCATCGTCTAAGGCATCTCTGTGGTCCTACAGGGGTGCCTGTTCCTTATTCAGGATATTATATCGTCCGACCGAGTATTAATTTACTTGGTATGGGACGATTTTCTCGTAAGGAGATGATTTATAAGTACACTGACCACTTTCATCCAGCTGAATTTTGGTGTGAAGTCTTTGAGGGGGAGCATTATAGTGTTGATTACCAGAATAAAAAGTCGAAGTTAGTTGTTCTGGGTGAAAGAGATGAATATGATCCTCTTTACAGATGGAAAAAGTGGACTAAAGTTGATTGTGAAGTAGATTTTCCACCTCTATTAAATAGTCTAAAAGGGAATTATGAGTGGATTAATTGTGAATTTATTGGAAATCACTTAATTGAAGTGCATTTTAGAAGAAATCCAGACTTTAGATATGGAAATAGTGTTGCAATTCCCGTTTGGAAAGACCAAAATATAGAAAAAATAGAAAATTTAGTGTTTATAGAGGATGAAGACTATCTAAGAAAAGGATTTTACATCGATAACGGGATAGCAACCCCGTAAAAAGTTCTGATTTTAACCAATCAGGAGCTAAAAATGGACCAGAGACTACTTAGAGAAATCAATAATGATGATTTGACACCGAAAAAGCATGATTTTTTCCATCAAAACGAAATTCATGAAAAAATTCGTAATGATGATGATTATGATGACTGGGAATATGGAACGGAACCTCTTTACGAATTCAAAAACACTGATAAATAAGATAGATTTATCACTTTTACATGCCTGTACAACGGGTAAGCAAAGAATTTAAAGATCTCAGCATGTCATTTCAGATTAATCCTCTGAATTCTGACATGATTGCGATTAAAAATGAGACAGCAATAGCTAGATCAGTAAGAAATCTTGTGTTTACCCTTCCAGGTGAAAGATTTTTTAATGAAAATCTTGGTTCTAGAGTTTCTAGATCATTATTTGAGAACATTGATGATATTTCAGCATCTATTATTAGAGATGAGATTGAAAATACCATTAATAACTATGAACCAAGAGTTGAATTAATTGATGTAAAAGTTGCAGCAAACTATGATAATAATGAATTTAATGTAACCATCAATTATTATATTGTTGGTATTGATGCATTACCACAACAGTTATCATTCGCATTACAGCCAACACGATAATGCCATTAGTTAATTTTACGAATTTAGACTTCGACCAGATAAAAACTTCGATTAAGGATTACCTTAGATCGAATTCAAATTTTACTGACTACGATTTTGAGGGGTCTAACTTATCCGTTCTCATAGACACTTTAGCATATAATACATATATTTCCTCATATAATGCTAACATGGTTAGCAATGAGGTTTTTATTGATAGTGCGACATTAAGAGAAAACGTAGTTTCTCTTGCAAGAAACATTGGATATGTTCCAAGGTCTAGAACAGCAGCAAAAGCAAATATTTCTTTTTTCGTAGATACTACAGGATTTCAAACTAACCCAATTACATTAACTCTTCAGAAGGGAGTTGTTGCGACAACAGCAGCATTTGGTGGAGAAAGTTATACATTTACAGTTCCAAGTAATATTACTGTTCCAGTTGTAAATGGAATTGCATTTTTTGATAATATATCAGTATATGAAGGAACTTATGTTGTTGACAATTTTACTGTACAATCAGAAAATCCAGCACCACCTCAGAAATATATCTTAAATAATCCAAATATTGATAGTTCTTCAATTAATGTTATTGTAAGAGATACTGAATCAAGTACAAATTCAAGAAAATTTGTACAGTCGAATAGTTTATTCTCTGTTACTTCATCATCTAGAGTATTCTTTATACAAGAGGTTGAAGATCAAAGATATGAACTTATTTTTGGTGATGGTATTTTTGGTGAGAAATTACAAGCATTAAATTATATCGAAGCTTCATACATTGTAACCAGTGGTGAGTCTGCGAATGGATTATCTTCTTTTACCTTTAATGGAAGATTGCTTGATAATAACGGAATTTCGGTAACAAATGGAATTTCACTCATTACCACAAATATAGCATCGGAAGGTGGAAAAGAGATTGAATCAGTAGACTCTATTAAAAATTATGCGCCAAGAATTTATGCATCTCAGAATAGAGCAGTTACTGCAGCAGACTATGAGACAATAGTTCCTCAAATTTATCCCGAAACTCAATCCGTTTCAGTATATGGAGGTGAGACTTTATCTCCACCACAATACGGAAGAGTTTTTATTAGCATAAAACCTTATAATGGACAATTTGTTCCTAACAGCATCAAGGATAATTTAAAAAATAAATTAAGAAATTATAGTGTTGCTGGAATTGTTCCCGAAATTATAGACTTGAAGTACATTTATGTGGAAGTTGATACCACAGCATATTACAATACCAACTTGGCACCAGATGCGGACTTTGTAAAGAGTATAGTTTCTTCTAACATAAACTCATATGCAGATTCGTCAGAACTGAACAGATATGGTGCAAAGTTTAAATATAGCAAATTCCAAAAAATTGTAGATGATAGTCACGAATCTATCACATCAAATATTACTAAAGTTCAAATCAGAAGAGATTTAGGTGTAATATTAAATCAGTTAGCTGAATATGAAATTTGTTATGGAAATGGTTTTTATATAAAGAGTGTTGAAGGATATAATATAAAGTCTTCAGGATTTACCGTCAGTGGAATTGATGGCACAGTATATCTCGGAGATTTGCCAAATACAGACGGTTTAACTGGAACCATTTTCCTATTCTCAGACCCAAATTCAGATACACCAACTATTAAAAGAAGGTCAGTTGGAACTATAAGTTATGAAAAAGGAGAAATTATTTTAAACCCAATTAATATAGTTGGAACTTCCAAAAACAATAATGGAAATCCAATAATTGAAATTTCTGCAATTCCAATCTCAAATGATGTTATTGGAAAACAGGATCTTTATTTGCAACTAGATATTAGTAAGAGTATTTTAAATATGAAGTCGGATGAAATTTCCTCAGGTTCCGATATCTCTGGTTCATACTATGACCCAACAACAAGTTACACAAACGGAAGCCGTATAAGACAATAAAGACATGGTAGACACTCGAATCAAGATTAGTTCAGTTGTTGAAAATCAACTCCCAGCTTTCGTTAGGGAAGATTTTCCATTAGTCGGAGAGTTTTTATCCCAATATTACACATCTGTAGAAAATCAAGGTGCTGTTCTTGATATTCTTCAAAATATTGACAAGTATATTAAAGTAGAACAACTTACAAATCTTACCGATTCTACCAGTACAACTTCATCTATAGGATTTTCCGATGATACAATTAATGTAGTATCCACTTCTGGATTTCCAGATTCCTATGGAATTATACAGATTGACTCGGAAATCATCACATATACTTCAAAGACCGAAACTGCTTTTAATGGATGTGTACGTGGATTTAGTGGAGTCACTTCATATCAAGATAAAAACAAACCAGATCATTTAGTATTTTCTACCTCAGAAATCGTAGAACATGATACAGATTCTTTGGTTTTAAATCTGAGTGTTTTATTTTTAAAAGAGTTTTATAAGAAGGTAAAGAGACAACTTGTTCCTGGGTTTGAAGATAGAGAATTTGATTCAGATTTAAATGCAAATCTGTTTATAAAGCAGTCTAAAGATTTTTATTCATCTAAAGGAACAGACCAATCTTTCGAGATTCTTTTTAGAGCCTTGTATGGTGAAGATGTTGAAGTCATTAAGCCAAGAGATTATCTGTTTATTCCCTCAGATGCTCAGTATAGAATCACAAAAGACTTAGTTGTTGAAGCACTTGAGGGTAATCCTGAGGACTTGGAAAATAGAACATTATATCAGGACCAATATGAAAATTTCAATCAAGCATTTGGATCAATAAACAAGATTGAAAAAATATTCAGAGGTGATAATGAATATCATGTAATTAGTTTAGATTATGATTACAATAAAGATATTAGTGTAAGGGGTTCGGTTTCTGGTGAGTTTTCTGTTCATCCCCAGACTAAAATAATAACCGAGGCTTCAATTGGATCTACAGTTTTGGATGTTGATTCAACTGTTGGATTTCCGAGTTCTGGTGAAATCGTTGCTGATTTGGAAAATGGAACTTCAGTAACAATTTCTTACGAATCAAAATCATATACTCAGTTTTATGGATGTTCTGGAATAACCCAAAACTTATCATCTGGTCAGAATGTTAGAATTAATTCGTATGCATATGGATATTCTGGAATTGGAACAGATAATGTAGTAAAACTTAGAGTAACTGGTGTATTATCTGAGTTAAAAATTGATGATGGTGCGAGATATTACAATCCTGGAAATAAAATTGTAATTAAAACTTTAGGAGAAGACTCTTCGGATATTAAATCGAATAATTGGATTTATAATGTTGCATCGAAATATGATATAGATTCAATTAGTTTAGTTGATATTTCTAATTTTACCTATCAGATAAGAGTATACGATAATCACAATTTCTATAGAGGAGACTCTGTAAAACTTATTCTCAGTGATGGAACTGATATTAATACTAGTATATTATCAGTTTTAAATGAAAAAACCTTTACTGTAAGTGGTCAAGGAATAATTGATATTACTAAAAAAGATAAGATACAAAAAGTATTATCAAAAGGAAGTTATACAAACTTCCCAGAAGCATCAAATTACTCAACTAATGTTCAAAATGTCTACACTGACCAGTTGGGTTCTTACTATGTAACTTCACCTTCACTTCCATCATATCTTGGAGAATCACTTGGAATAAGAAACAGAGAAATAACTTTCTCTGGAACATTCAGTGGTGAAAATTTAACAATCGGAAGACATTATTTCTACACTGGAGATTCTGTAATTTACAGACCAGAATCGGAATCAAATTCTTTAAACATAACTGAAGGAACTTATTATGTAAAAAGAGTTGACCCACTCACCATTAAATTATCTCGTAGTAGAGAAAATATTTACAAAGGAAATTATATAAACCTTTCTGGAACTGTAACAAACAGTCAGTTAATTTTTAGTGAATTTGCATATCAAACTCTCGACACTCAAAAGTTAGTAAGAAAAATACAAAATCCAGAGAATACAGATAATTCTCACGAAACTAAATTTGGACAAATTGGAATTCTCGTAAATGGTGTAGAAATTTTAAATTATAAGTCAAAGGATAAAATTTTCTACGGTCCACTTGAAGAAATAAATGTTCTTTCGGAAGGAAGTAACTATGATGTAATAAATCCACCAACCTTATCAATAACAGATAGTGTTGGAACTGGAGCAACTGGATATTGTGAAGTTCATGGTCAAGTAGAAAAAATTAACATCATCGATGGTGGATTTGACTATATTTCCGAACCTATCGTAACTATATCTGGTGGTGGTGGTAGTGGAGCAAAAGCTAAGGCAGAGTTATTCTCTTTTGAACATTCAGTGTCTTTTAATGCAATCGAGTCTTCTGGATTGGTTGATTTAACCAATGATACAATTGGATTTTCTTCATATCATAAGTTTAGGGATGCTGAAAGAATAATCTACAAACCAGATGGACAGCAAGCAGTTGGGGGAATATCAACAGATTCTTCTTATTATGTTTCTGTACAAGATTCCTTTACCGTCAAACTTCATAAAACATATGAAGATGCAGCAGCTGGCATAAACACAATCAATCTTACTTCATATGGAACTGGAGTTCATAGATTTGCTTCTTCAAATATTAAGAAGAAGATATCCTACATAAATGTCTACGACAAGGGAAGTGGATATAAGAATAGAAAGATTTCTATACCATCATCTGGGATTAATACAGCATCAAATACAATTTTTGCCAAAAATCATAATTACAGCACTGGAGAAATAATAGTATACAATACTACAGGTAGTGTAGTTGGTGGTTTGGTTGATGGACAATCTTACTACGTCACAGCACTGGATAGTGACTCATTTAAGTTATCTAAAGTAGGTGTTGCTTCTACGGTAGGTGTTGGTTCTGCAGTGGTTGGAGTTACAACAACTGTAGATTTTTACTTTAAGTCAAATCAATATGTAGATTTAACTTCTGTAGGTTCTGGATATCATCAATTCAATTATGAACCAATAGTTGTAAATGTATCTGGAATTGTAGGAGTATCTACAAGAACAAATCAAGACTTTAACGCAATAGCTCAACCAATTGTAAGAGGTCAAATTAAGTCAGTATTCTTAGAATCTGGTGGTTCAAATTATGGTTCAGAAGAGGTAATAAACTTCAACAGACAACCAACATTTAATTTGAATAGTGGAACTGGAGCTGAAGTAATTCCAGTAATATCTAATGGTGCTATTTCTGAAGTTTTAGTTACTAACTCAGGAAGAGAGTATAATTCTCCACCATCATTTGAAATTATCGGGAATGGTTATGGTGCAGAATTAACTCCTGTTATAGTAAATGGTTCCCTTTCAGAAGTTAAGGTTGTTTATGGTGGAGTTGGATTTGAGACCTCAAGAACAATCATAAATGTTGTCCCTGCAGGTTCTGGTGCTAATTTACAATCTGTTCCAAAGACATGGACAATTAACTTAGTTGAAAGAAATCTTCAGAGTGAATTAATTTCCGATGATGATGGAGTTATTGATAATGGAATTAATTCGGATTATGGACTGCAATATACACATCTCTATGCTCCAAGAAAATTAAGACAGACCATTACTACTAAGAAATTAATTAATGGTACGACAGTATTTTCACCAGACTTAGTAATTCAGAATAATAGAGAAGCACTTTCAGATTCACACTCTCCTATTATTGGATGGGCATATGATGGAAATCCAATTTATGGTCCATATGGATATTCAACGATTACAGGAGGTTCTGTAAAGGCTTTAGAATCTGGATATAAAGTTTCTGTTGAGTCTGGTAGACCAAGAACTTCACTTTATCCAGAAGGATTTTTTGTAGAAGACTATCAGTATAATGCGTCTGGAGACCTCGACCAATATAATGGAAGATTCTGTGTAACTCCAGAATATCCAAATGGAGTTTATGCATATTTTTCTACAATTAATGGTTTTAGTGTAGAGTCTTCTGGACCTCTTAGAAATTATAGAAAACCAGTCTTCCCATATTTTATTGGAAATGAATTTAAATCAAAACCAATAGATTATAATTTTAGCACTAGTTCCAATCAAGATTCTGTTGATTTGAATCAAGTTGACTTGCTGAGAAATACTACTCCATATAATTTACTCAACCAAAGAAGTGGATATGACTTTATAGTAGATTCAAATAAAATAAGAAAACAAACTTCAGTTATCAGAAATACTAAGAAGGGTTCGTTAGACTCTATTGGAATTGTAACTGGAGGATTGGATTATAAAGTTAATGATGTAGTAATTTTTAATAATCAAGGAACAGGTGGGCAAGGAGCATCTGTAAAGGTATCTTCAGTAAAAGGAAAGTTAGTAAATCAAATTTCGGTCAATAGCACATCACTATCAAATGTTGAATTTGTCCCCCTTACTGGAAATTCAAGTTTTGTAGCATTTTCAACTTCCACACACAATCTGCTAAATCTTGACTTAGTTAAGATTAGTGGAATAAGCACTTTTGGTACAGAATTGAATGGTTTTTATAATATTGGTGTTAGATCTGATAATTTCTCACTCAATTCTGGGATTGGTTCCACTTCAGTAACTGGCATAGTTACATATTTTAGTGTTTCTGGGCAACTAAATTATCCATTTATTAGAGAGAATGATGTATTTGAGATAGATTCTGAAAAGGTAAAGGTATTAAATATTGATCAACCATCCGGAAGAATAAGAGTTTTAAGAGAGTATGATGGCACTGTCGGTTCATCTCATACAGTAGCTTCTATTCTTTATGAGCAATCTAGGAAATTTACTTTTACCGTAGGATTAACTACAACACTATTCCCATATAAGTATAATACTCAAATTTACTTCAACCCAGTAGAATCTGTTGGATTGGGAACTACATCTGGTGTTGGAATTGGGTCAACCTTAAGTTTCTCAAATCCTGGTGTTGGTGTTAGTTCTTTGTTCATTCCTACTAGATCAATTTATCTGCCAAATCACAATTTGAATACTGGTGATAAGTTAGTCTATTCTTCTGGTGGTGATACTGCAATTTCAGTTTCAACTGATGGGTCATCATCTTTCCAACTCACAGAAAATCAAATTGTATATGCCGCAAGAATTACAAATGATTTGATTGGTATTGCAACCAATAGAGTTGGTTTGGGTTCCACTGGAAACTTTGTAGGAATTAATAGTAGCGTATTTACAGATATTCTCTATTTTACTAACGAAGGTACAGGCGTAATTCATAGCTTCCAAACAAGTTATGATGATGTAATTACTGGAAAGGTAAATAAAAATCTTGTTACAGTATCTACAGCATCAACTCATGGACTTAATGTTAAAGATTCTGTTTCTGTTGATTGCTCATCTGGAATATCAACAACATATACTTTAAAGTATAATGAATATAACCGTAGGTTGGTTGTAAATCCAAAAGACTTCTTATCTGGAGATGTCAACACTTCAACGGATTCAATCACATTAACATCTCATGGTTATACGAATGGACAAAAAGTAATTCACACTTCATCTTCTCCATCTGGTGGTCTTGTTAATAATGGAATTTATTATATTGTTGTTATAGATGACAATACATTCAAACTTGCAGAAACCTATTATAACGCAACTCTAAGAATTCCTGTTGTTATCGATTTAACGAGCGCATCATCTGGAACATTATCGTTAGTTAATCCACCAATTGTTGCGACTAAGAATCAATCGATTATCTTCGACTTATCTGACAATTCATTGTCTTATTTAAAAAATTCTATAAGATATCCAGCATTTGATTTTAATCTTTATAGTGATGAAAATTTAAAAAATATTTTTGAAACTTCTGGTTTTGGTGGATTTGAAATTTCTAGAAGTGGTACTATTGGAGTTAGTACAACAGCTAAGTTGACTTTAAGTGTGTCGAATAATATTCCTAGTGTAATATATTATGGATTAGAACCAGTTAACATAGATGAAAATGACCAAGAGAATTTACAGATAATTGTTGATAATGAAAATGTACAATCTAATAACAGAATTGATGTAGTAGATAGTTCTTATTCTGGAATTTATTCAATTTCTGGAATCACAACTAATACTTTTTCATATAATATACCAATCCAACCAGAAAGATCGTCATATCTTTCGACTGAAGCAAAATTATCTTATACCACCAATTCACTATCTGCATTTGGTGAAATCAATGACTTTAATATTATTTCTGGTGGTAAGATGTACGATTCTTTACCAGGAATATCTTCAGTATATTCTTCGACTGGATCTGGTACATTATTAGTACCATCTTCAGACTCAATTGGAAATATTCTTTCAACTGAAATTGAAGATATTGGATTTGAATATTCCGCAGATAAAACTTTAAGACCAACGGCAAAACTTCCTCAAATTTTGAAGGTGTCTACATTATCCACTTTCAAAAATATTGGAATATCATCAGTTGGAAAAAATTATACAATATCTCCAAATCTCATTGTTATAGATTCAGTTACGAATGAAGTAATTGATGATGTAAATCTTTCATATAACATCGGAGATAGTGCTGTTACTATTCTAAAGAATACTAAGGGTATTAATAATAAGACTCCACTGATAATTCCAACGAATAATTCAAATGGTATTGGGATTAATTCAATAACATTTAACAGTGTTACCAAGAATGTTACGGTTGGATTGGCAGTAAGTTATAGCAACATAAGTGATTATCCTTTTGCAGTTGGTGATAAAGTTCTTATTGAAAATACAAGTGTTGGTACTGCAACTACCTTAAGAGGATACAATTCATCTGCATATGACTATGCTTTATTCACTTTAACCTCAATAGATCCAAATATTGGTGGTGCTAATGGGACAATAACTTATAATTTGTCAGAATACTTGGATGAAAATGAAGATCCTGGAACCTTTAGTTTGACTTATTCTTCTGGTAGAGTAACACCAGAAAAATTCTTCCCAATTTTTGATATAACTTTAGAAAAAAATCAATTCTTTAATGACGAATTGGTTTCATCTAATGGTGCTATTGGAACGATTAATGAATGGGATTCTTTAAACGAAATACTTAAAGTTCTTAGTGAAGATACATTTGAGCAGAGTCAAAAGATAACAGCATCTTCTTCAGGTTCTCAAGCTATTATTTCTTTTGTCGAAGAATATAATGCACTATACAATACTTCAGCATCATCTATTGTTAGAAAGGGTTGGGAAACTGAAAGAGGATTCTTAAATAATAACTTCCAAAGAATACACGATAGTGATTACTATCAATATTTCTCATATTCTATCAAGTCTAAAGTTGAGTTGGAAAAATGGGACGATGTTGTTGATGCAACAAACCATACTGCTGGATTTAAGAAATTTAGTGATTTGGTTGTAGAGTCTTCTGGTCAAGATTTCACTGGAATTTCTACAGAGCAGAACCTTGGTGATTTTTCGGGAATAGCAGATTTGGTTAGTCTAACTGGATTTAATTGTGTTAGTGATTTCGATTTAGCAACTGAAAGGACTTTGACAATAGATTCAAATGTAGTCTCTGATGAAATTGTACTTGGTTCCACAACACTTCAAGACTATTTTGAGTCTATTGGAAACCGAGTATTGCTGATTGATGATATTAGTGAAGAATTTAACAGCAATCCAAGATCCACTCCATTTAGTGTGGTAGATAGATTTAGATTAGATTCTGGAAGAATTAGAAAATTCATAACATATGTAAAAGATAGAAGATTTACTGCAGAGAGGCAGTTATACCTGGTATCAATCTTACATAATGATAGCTCTGTCTATATTAACCAATATGGAAGAATCCAGACAGTAAATAACATGGGTTCATTTGATGTTTCCATCTCTGGAGATGAAGGAAACCTTTTATTCTACCCAGTAGATTATGAGGTTAATAATTTTGACGTTAGTTACGTCTCTTATAACTTGGAGGACGCAATAGCAGGTGTTGGAACAACCACTTTGGGTGATGTTGTAGATATTCAAACATCCAATCAAATAATTCCATCTGGAACTACTGGAGAAACTACATTAGTAGGAATTGCCTCTACATATACTTCATCTAAAGTTTTAGTCTCTATTGCCGCTACTGATGATTCTTACTACGAATTCGATGAAATTTCTATAGTTCATGATGGAACTAATATAGAAATTATTGACTATGGACAACTCACAGATGATAGTTCATCATCATACTCAATAGTTGGTTTAGGAACCTATGGAGCAGCATTCTCGGGTTCTAATGTCAATTTGAACTTCACCCCATATGTTGGAGTTGGAGTTTCTTATGTAATTAATACACTGAGAGTTTCTATTGGAGATACATCTTCAACTGGAATAGGAACTCAGGTTCTCAACACTGGATTGTTAGAGTCGAGTTACACATCAATCGCATCATCAACTTCTCCAGTACAAAATACTGTATTTGAATATAATAATTCAAATTACAATGCATCATACTACATCGTGTCAGTTAATGACATGACAAATAATGCAACTCAAATGTCCGAAGTTGTAGTTGTTGATGATGGAACTCAAGCTTCTATTGTTGAATTTGGTGAAATATTTACTCAATCTGGACTGGGAACTGTTGGAGCTGGAATTACAGGTTCTAATGTTCAACTTTATTTTACTCCAGTTGCAAATATTGATGTTGAAGTAAGAGTATTCCAAAATGCTATGCGAGTTGTCGATACTGACTTATCAGATACTGTTATTGACTTGGAAAGTGGTTCAATAGACACTGGACATGGAGAATATAGAGGAACATTTACTGATGTTAGAAGACAATTTAATCTCACTCATAAACAACTGCCAATTTTTGAAAGAAACTTTGAAGGTAATAATTCATCAATAGTAAATGTTTCTGAGGATACAATTAGAATTCCAGGTCACTTCTTCGTAACTGGTGAAGAACTTGTTTATTCAAATGCAGGAGCTGGAACAACACAGTCTATTGGTATTGCTTCAACATCATTTGTTGGAATTGGAACTACAGACAAACTTCCATCTTCAGTCTATGCAATTAAAGTTGATGATTTGAATATTAAACTTGCTTCCAGTGCTGAAAATGCACTTAAGACTTTACCAATTGCATTAGACATTACATCTGTTGGAATAGGTACTTTGCATACATTTACTGCAAAGAATCAAAATGCAAAAACACTCATTTCAATTGATAATGTAATACAATCACCAGTTGTATCGACTGCCGTAACAACAAGTAATGATTTAGAAATTTTAACAATAGATGATACAATTTCTTTGGTTGGAATAACTTCAATATTTGGTGGAGATCTTCTTAAGATTAATGATGAAATAGTAAGAGTAAATTCTGTTGGATTTGGAAGCACTAATGTTCTTCTTGTTGAAAGGTCTTGGATGGGAACTGGACTGGCAACTCATGCACAATATTCATTGGTGACTAAGGTTAATGGAAATTATAATATTGTTGATAATACAATTAACTTTATAACAGCTCCATATGGACCAGTTCCAATTGGAACATCTTCAAATACTCCAAATCAAAGAGATTGGACTGGAATTACTACACATTCTACTTTTAGTGGTAGAACCTTTATAAGGTCTGGTGTAGAAAATAGCACATCCGAAACATATTCTAAGAACTATATCTTTGATGACATATCACAGTCATTTACTGGCATTAGAACTGAATTTACACTTAAGTCTAATAGCACTGACATATCTGGAATTTCAACTGGAAATGCTATTATATTAATTAATGAGATTTTCCAAGTTCCAAGACAAAAGAATATTTCATCCACAGTTGAAGACCAATCAAATTATACTCTCGTAGAGAGTGTTGGTATTACTAGTGTACAGTTTACTGGAACTGCAACTTCCGCTTTATATGATGTAAATTCTTCCAATGTCCCTGTTGGTGGAATTATAGTTTCTGTCGGTTCAACATCTGGTTTTGGATATCAACCTTTAGTTGCTGCTGGTGGCACTGCAGTTGTGTCTGCATCCGGAACAATCCAATCAATCAGTATTGGAAATAGTGGTTCTGGATATAGAGAAGGAGTTCAGACAGTAGTAAATGTTGGAGTTGCAACTTCTAGCACTGGAACTCCAAATATCGAATTTATCGGAACTGCTGCTATTAGTGGTGGAAATATCGTAAGTGTTGCAATCACAAATCCAGGAGTTGGTTATACCTCCACAAATCCACCAATAGTTGTATTTGATGAACCTCTTTCGTATAATGATATTCCACTGATTTATAGTTCATCATCAGTATCTGGATTTGGAACAGAGGCTACTGTTGATATCGTTGTTGGACAAGGTTCTAGTGTAATTGATTTTGAAATAAAAAATCTTGGTTATGGATATGGACAAGGGGAAGTTCTGACAGTATCAATTGGAGGAACGGTTGGCATTCCTACAAATACTTCACTATCATTCTCAGAATTCCAAATTTCTATAGAAAGAACTGATAGTGATAGTTTCAGTGGATGGACTATTGGTGACTTGGAAGTATTTGACCCAATAGATTCTCTGTTTGATGGTATTAGAGTTTCGTTCCCATTATTCTTTAATGGTGAGCAGAAGTCTATTAAAGCAAAACCTGGTTCATCAATTGATGTTCAGTCAACCCTTATTGTATTCTTAAATGATATTTTACAAGTTCCCGGTCAAGGATATATCTTTAATGGTGGAAGTAATATAACATTCACCGAAGCTCCAAAAGTTGGGGACACCTGCAAGATTGTATTTTATAAGGGAACTGGTGATGTTGATGTTCGTGAAGTTGATATTTTGGAGACCATAAAGATTGGAGACCTCGTTAGACTTGATAGTGAGCAACTTTCCCTGAAGCAGAATGATAGAATTGTAACGGAGGTTGTTTCGGTAGACACTATCAATACAAATGTGTATCCAGGACCAGGAATTACTCAAAATTCCAATCTTGAGAGACCATTAATCTGGTGCAGACAAACTGAGGACTTGTTCATCGATGGAAAGGAAGTTTCTAAGGACAGAACAATCTACGAACCACTCATTCAACCATCTACGAACATAATTCAAAGTGTTGGTGTTGGTTCAACTGTAATTTTTGTGGAGAGTTTGAAAACATTCTTTGATAGTGAAAAAGAAAATGTTACCGAAGCATTTAGAACTAAGATTGAAATTATCTCACAAGATACCATAGTTTCTGCTGCTGCAACTGCTTTAGTATCTGCAGCTGGTACTATCTCCTCAGTGATAATTTCTAATGGTGGTGTTGGATATTCAACAAATCCAGAGGTAACTATCTCCAATCCAGTTGGTCTTGGGTCAACTCAAAGAGCAACGGCTTCCGCAAACATCTCAGTTGGAGGAACTGTATCTTCAATATCAGTATCATCACCTGGAACTGGATATACAAATACAAATCCACCAGTTGTTCTTATAGAAGAACCATCACCAACTACCGAAGAAATTTCTAATGTAAACTACTCAGGTGATTTTGGTATTGTCTCGGGAATTTCAACGGTTTCTGTTGGGGTTGCATCTACTGGACTAGTTTTTGACTTGATTATTCCAGAAAACTCTTTCTTAAGAGATTCTACAATAGTTGGTACTGGAATTACTGTAAGTGGAATTCAAACTGGTTATTATTTTGTTGTATTCAACTCAAATGTTGGAAATGGATTAACATCTCTGTACAGTAATGGTTCAAACCTTTCAATTGGTTCTTCTTACATCGATAATGTTTATGAGGTTGCTGCAGTATCAATTGCACAGACTGATGCTGTTGGTATTGGTCTGACTTATGTTGCTCAAGTTACTGTGAGTGTTTCTGATTATAATGGTCTCTCTGGTATTGGTTATAGTTCTTTCTTCGGTGAATATAGTTGGGGAAGAATTGAATCTGATAGCAGAGCCACACCAAAGTCATTCACACTCTCAAATAATGGATTAGTTGGAATTTCAACAGCACCAATTGTGAGAAGAGTGAATCCACTTAAATATCTAAATTATAACTAATAAATAAATAAAAAACCGCAAAATGTCTGCAATTATAACTGACCAATTTAGAATTCTAAGTGCAAAGAATTTTGTGTCTGTGGCAACATCAGACACAAATTCTTATTATGCTTTTGTTGGACTTCCAAATGCAACAGATTATAGTTCAACTTGGGATACCACTCCTCCATCTCCAAAAGATAGTTTTGAGCAGGAGGATGATTATTGGGATACCATGATTGCGTTGAAGAAAATTTCTAGTGGTGATATTAAGCAAGTTGTTCGGAAAAATACTTGGACTTCCGGAACAACATATGATATGTACAGACATGATATAAGTAGAACAAATACATCAAAACCTTCTGGTGCAACTCACTTATATAATGCAAATTATTATGTTATTAATGAGGATTATAAGGTTTATATCTGCCTACAGAATGGTTCTGACCCAGAAAATCCATCAGGAAAACCATCCTTAGACCAACCAACATTTACAGACTTAGAACCTAGAGTTGCTGGTGATAGTGGAGATGGTTATGTATGGAAATATCTCTACACAATTAAACCAAGTGATATTGTAAAATTTGACTCTACAAACTTTATACCAGTCCCTAAAGATTGGGAAACTAGTACAGAAAATGCATCCGTCAGAGATAATGCATCGACAAGTGGACAATTAAAAATCGTAACCATTACGAATCGTGGTGTTGGACTTGGAACTGCAAATAGAACATACACTAGAGTTCCAATTAAGGGTGATGGTTCTGGTGCAGAAGCTACAATCGTAATCAATAACGATTCTAAAGTAGAATCCGTTACCGTTTCTAACGGTGGTTCTGGATATACCTATGGAACTGTAGATTTAGTATCTGGAGGAGTTCCAACAGGTTCAACATCCCCAGTATTTAATGTAATAATTCCCCCACAGGGTGGGCATGGTGCAGACATTTATAGAGAACTTGGAGCATATAATGTCCTTGTTTACTCTAGAATTGAAAATGATATAGAAAATCCAGATTTTATTACAGGAAATCAAATTGCTAGAATTGGAATCATAGAAAATCCAGAAGCATTTGGTTCTAGCACCATATTAACTTCAGATAAAGCAAGTGCTGTTTATGCACTGAAGTTAACTGGAATTGGATATAGTACAGCAACATTTACAGCAGATTCTAGAATAACTCAAACAATTGGAGTTGGTTCTACTGCTGTTGGTAGAGTTGTATCTTATGATGCTGCAACAGGAGTTTTGAAATATTGGCAAGATAAATCTTTGGTTGGATTTAACACAGATGGTTCTCAAAATTCATCACCAACTTATGGTTTCAACCTTAATAGATTTACCTCAAGTCCAGGCACCGGTGGTTCTCTGAATATTATTGGTGGAAGTGTTACCTTGGGAATAGAAACAAGTTTTACTGGTATTTCAACAGAAATAAATAGTAGAACATACTACCTTGGACAAACTTTTACGAATGGTGTGTCAAACCCAGAGGTTAAAAAGTATTCTGGAAACATAATTTATGTTGATAATAGACCATCCATAACAAGGTCTGCCAATCAAAAGGAAGATATCAAAGTTATTTTGCAGTTCTAAAGAATCATGCCACAAGAAACGAACCTCAATGTCTCTCCATATTATGACGACTTTGACATCGATAATAATTACTATAAAGTTTTGTTCAAGCCTGGATATCCAGTTCAGGCTAGAGAATTAACAACTTTACAATCGATTCTTCAAAATCAAATTGAACAGTTTGGAAATCATACTTTTAAAGAGGGTTCTGTTGTAATTCCCGGTAATGTAACATATAGAAATGATTTAAATGCTGTAATTGTAGAAGATTCATATCAAGGTCTTCCCTCAAATTATTACTTCGGAAGTTTATTGAACGTAAGAATAAAGGGACAGGTAAGTGGAATTACTGCAATTATTGAAGATTATCTTGAGGCAGGAGATGGTGTTGAAAAAAATACACTATATGTAAGATATTTGTCATCGTCAAGTCAAAGCACTTCACAATCAAAATTCTTTGATGGTGAAAATTTATTGATTGATGAAGATGTTGAAGCAGCAGACCCAACATCTTTACTTGGTGATGAAGAAGAAGAACCAACAACTATAGTTCTTGCGGCTGGTGAAGGATTTGCAACGACATTATCACAAAACAGCACTGCAATAGGTTCTGCTGTCTATCTAGATGAGGGGATATATTTCCTTAGAGGATGCTTTGTAAATGTACTTTCTAACTTACTTTACTTAGAACCATACTCTAATATTCCAAGTTATAGAGTTGGTCTTAGAATAGATGAAGAAATTATAAATTCATTTGAAAATGAAGATTTAAATGATAATGCTCAAGGATTTTCAAATTATGCAGCACCTGGAGCAGATAGATTTTCTATCACGGCAAATTTAGTAAAAATAGATTTAAATTCTACAGATACTGACAATTTTGTAGAATTGATGCAAATTGTGAATGGTAAGTTGAATAATGTAACTTCAACTCCACAATATAATGTTCTTGCTCAAGAATTTGCTAGAAGAACATATGATGAATCTGGAAATTATTATGTAGTTCCACCAATCATAGAACCAAAAGAGACTTTAAACGACTTATTGGGAAATGATGGTATTTTTAATGAAAATCAATTAACTTATAACAATAATGTTCCGAATGAAAATCTGGGAACTTATTCAATTTCACCATTCAAGGCATATGTTCGAGGATATGAGATTGAAACTGTAAGTCCTAAGTTTTTAGATTTTAACAAACCAAGAGAAACAAAAACATTAGAAAATCAAAGTTTAAATTACTTCACTGGGCCATCACTGACTTTAAACAGAGTTTATGGTTCACCAGTAGTTGGAATTGCTACAACTTATTTCTTGAGTTTGCGAGATTCTAGAGTTGGAACGTCTCAAACAACTGCTGCTGGAAGTGAAATTGGTTTGGCTAGAGTTTATGATTTTGCTTTAGAGTCTGGTTCATATACAACATCTAATCTAGATGAAAATCAGTGGGATATTTCTCTCTATGATGTTCAGACATACACAACCTTAGTATTGAATGAACCCATCACATTAAGTACACCAACACACATTAAAGGTAAAGAAAGTGGTGCAGTTGGATTCTTAAGATATGACGTTTCTGCTAGTGACACTTTAACAGTCTATGATATTAAAGGAAAATTCTCATTAGGTGAAAAGCTCATTTTTGATGGTATAGAGAACACAAGAGTAACAAAAACTGTTCGTTCTTATGGAATAAATGATGTAAAGTCACTATATGGAATAGTTGGAACTGCATACACTTTTACAGCAGATACGATTCAATCACCTTCAATATCTTTAGGTGAAGTAAATATTACTGCAGAGTCTGCTGGAGTTAGTACTGTAACTTCACCCGATATTATTTTTGTTGGAGTAGCTACAGTTGGAAACTTGGTAGCATTTTCAAATCCAGGATTCACGACAAGCACATTTGCTAAAATTCAATCAGTCTCCGAAAGTTCATTAACAATTACCGGTATTACAACCGTTATCGGTATTTGTGATGGTGGTCTACCAACCTCAGAAATAAACCCATCTAATTTTA